GATCTTAATGAATCTGAATTAAAGTGGCATTTTGATGAACAAGACCGTATTGTTGTTTGTGAACACGAAACAAATTGGTTGTTTCAAATGGATGATCAATTACCTACCAAAATAGAAAAGAACAAACCCTTCTTCATACCTGAAGGAGAATATCACAGAATTATTAAAGGAACGGGAGATTTGACCGTAAAAGTTTTGAAATTAGAGAAAAAATAACTATATTTTATTTAGGCACACCTCGCACGCCACCCAGACAAAACCCACCGTAATTGGTGGGTTTTTTATTACAATATTAATTTTTGACTTGACCAATATTGTAATCTATTATCACAATACCTATTTAACTTATAAGCCTCTTTCTTTTCAATCAATTTAGATATTTCAGACATATGTTTTTGGTTTCTACCATCAATACCTATAATGTATCCACCTTCAACTTTTTCTGTTGTTGTTTCAAAGATATACTTACCTGAATCATCTAATTTTAATAGTTCAATAATATGATTTTTTGTGTCACTCTCCTTTTTATAAATTTTAAAAGGAATTGAACGTAATTCAATTAGTTGTTGTAAAACATCAAGTCTTAATTTTTCGTATTCCGTATTTTGGTCCATTTTACAAAATTTAAGTATTTTAGTTTACAAAATTAGTAAAATTTTTCAAAATACCAAAATTAATTTGATTTACTCATCCAAAACTTTTGATTACCAATTTTAACATAATTGGCATTAGATATAAACTTATCTGTATAAGTTTCTTTAGTTCCATTAGAGTAACTGAGTACAAATCCTGTTCTGTTTAAATTCCATTTAATTGTGTTCATATATTCTATTTTATATAATATATCACTTTACGTAGTATTAGTAAATAAAAAACCCCCGATTTCTCGAGGGCTTTTTTTTGTATCGATTAATCTTTAAGATTATCTTAAAGAGTTAAGATCGAAGGTTTGGATACCGTTAACGGTAATAACCCCGAAGTACCTATTATTCACCATTTTCTTCGCGTAACGAGTCATAATACCCTTTATCGGAGTCATAGTGAATGGATTGTACATTGTTGGAGTTAACTGAAGAGGTACATACGGTGCGTAGATGTAACCAGCGTCTAACAATGACTTACCTTTGTGACCGATCAAAATCTTGTTCGGTGGGAAGTAAGGATCACGATAAACTTGGTAACGACCAGCTAAAGTACCAACTTTCTCAATACCCATATTGTACTGATCTTGTTCAGCAGCTGCGTTAGATACGTGGAAATATTCCAAATCATCAAATACTGCAGAGATTTCTGAAGAAACAACGATCCAGTTAGCACCACCTCTTAAAGTAGTTTTGTGGATTTGAGCAGACAATTGGTTAATCTTGGTCATCAATGTTTGGTTCCAGTCTTTTTGAGTGTAACCAGCGAATGATGAACCATTGTTACCATATCTCCATTCGTTATAATCCCAACGAAGAGTCCAAGCCGCACCTTTACGAAGGTCACGAAGAATTTCACGATCAACTTCAGCTGCGATTTGCTCTGACAATAAAGCTGTTAATTCAGCTTCAGCGTCGATGTTATGGAACGCACTTACGTCCTGAGCTAATTCAGGAGACCAAGTCGCTCTCAACTTTCTTTCAGTAACAGAAACTGTTACAGATTGAAGATCGAAAGAAACTTCACCTATTTGATCTTCAAACTCTAAAGTATCGTATACCCTGTAAGATAATACGAAATCAGTAGATGCGAGGTCAACTGGTAAAGTAAGACCTGAATAACCACCAGTAGAACTGTAAGAGGTTACGTCAACAACAATGTACATATCTCCTGTCTGAGAACAAATGTTGTTGTAATATCCTGTAGGATCTGGAGGGAAAGTTGCTGAACTCTTAACACCGTATTCAACAATACCCTTACCATACTTCTGAGTGAGAACGTTAAAATTCTTAGAAGATCCTTTGTAAGTAACGGTTGCAGAAGCTAAAAATTCTTCTGTGTCCATTATGTTACCGTTAGGTCCGATAAGTTTTCCTTCAGCAGTGCTGGAGAAACCTTGGAACTTAATGATGATTGAGTTAACAGTTTGACCTGTAATAGTTGCAGGTGTAACAGTACTTACAACACCATCAGTAAGAGATACGATTGCCGCACCACCTACAGTAGCTCCACTAAAACGACCTTTTGAATAATCAAAAAGACCTGTATTAGGATCGTTACCCATACCGTTATCGTTTTCATAGAAACGATCATAAAGATTTCTTTGGTTGTTTCCACCATAAGAATTAAAGTTATCAGTCTGAGTATCAGTACTAGGATAACCATAAGGATGATAATGTTGATTTTCTTCACCACCAACAGTACCTCTTTCCTGAATCTTAGGAATGAAATAGAACAACTTTCCAATAGGAAGGTTCATAGCCTGTACAGACACGATATCGTTAGCCAAAAGCTTAGAGAATACACGTCTGATGATCGGGAATACAACAGTTTCAAAAGAACCTGAACTATCCGATACTGCGGCTTCGTTTATCAAATATGACGCTTGGTTTTCATATAACTGAGCGATATTATCTTTTTGATGTCCTTCAAGACCCTCAAGGAATCCGAGGTCATCCCATTTTTTGATGGTATCTTCTTTGATAACACGTAGGTGCTTAAGACCTATGTTACCAACCATACCTGATTCGAGTAATGCTCCCATTTTTCTTAGATTTTATTTTTTTATTTATTTTATTTTGTTCATCAAGTCTTTCATTCTCTTAAATTGAGGATTTTCATAAGCTTTAGACTCAGATAACACCTCAGTCGAAGAACTTGACGGAGTTGAAGCGATTTTTTGTGCCACAGATTCAGTAACAGGATTTTTAGTTACTAATTCTGATTTAATTACATTAAATAAGTTTTTAGACTCATTCATATTAGAAACTGAATCAAATCTCTTCAAAATATTCAATTTCTCTTGTTTTGTTGTTGAATGTTCAGTGAACAAACGAGTTGCATAAGCTAAATTCGCATTAAAAACGGCTACCTCATTTAATTTGTCTTTAAATAAAATCAAAGCTTTTTTGTATTCAGAATTTTGTTTTTTTAACTTTTTAAATTCTTCATTAATACCTGTCACTCCTGATCCTGCTTTAAAAACTTTCTTACTTGGTAAACCTGATCTATTTGAACCTCCTTTATTTCCGTGAGGATTCCATTTAGTTCTTGCGGCTTCACCCATCTCTTCTTCTTTTGTTTCACCATCTTCTTCTTCACCGAGTTCGATTTCGTAAACGGTTTCTTCTTCACCATAACCCGACATATCATCTTCACCTAACTCAGGCATATCATCTTCAGATAAATCAGACATATCATCTTCTGACAATTCTGGCATTTCTTCTTCACCTAAATCATACATATCTTCTTCACTTAATTCAGGTGTTTCTTCTCCATCCATATCCGAAGTAACTTCTTCATTTTCGTCTAACTTTATGATATAGTTATTGTCATCGACTTCAATTTCTAAATTATCTCCATCTTTTTTAACAATAATACCGTCTTCTGGTTTCATCTTTTTAAATACTGATAAAACTTCTTCATCTGAAGCACCAGTCATATCCAATGTGTCAACAGGTGATTCTTCTTCATCATCTGAACCCATAGAATCTTCAAAATCTGAAGTATCATCTTCATCTGATCCCATAAATTGGTCTTCGTCTGATGTTTCATCTTCATCTGATGTTTCATCTTCATCTGAGGTATTTTCTTCTTCATCATCCTCCGAAATTTCATCTTCTTCGGATACATCTTTTGTTTCCTCTTCTTCAGGATTTGATTCTTCGTGAACCTCATCCTCATCTTCTTTACTTTCTTTGAGCAATTCATTTAGTTCTTGTTTCATAGTTGAAGCAAGTATACCTTTTGCATTTGCTTTTACTGCCTCTTCAAGTGTCTGAACTTGAAGTAACGCTTGTTCTAAAATTGATTTTTCACTCATTTAATTAAATTTATTTTTATATAAATACTTGGAAATGATTAAAAAATTTAATCTAATTGTATTAAAATCGATAAAAAATTATTATTTTGAAAGAAACCTATCTAACTTGTTCATTAGGTTTTTCATTTTATCAATTTCTTCAGATTTGACTTGTGTATCCTCCTGATACATCTCCCTATCGGCCATATCTTTAAAAATATAAGCACCTGGTGTTGATGGTGATGAAACCAAATCAAAACACACTAATTCAAAGTCATCTTGAACTATATTTTGTCCTTTTATATTTTTTAATGAACCGACACCTCTTGATGAAATACCTAATGTTGCACCATTCATAAGTAACATTGCGGCTTGATCACCTCTGGTACTTACTATACCCATTTTCTTCCATCCTGGTGAGGTAAACAATTTGATTTTACCCATCAACATTTTACCATCCCACCAAGTTTCGGTAATAGAGTGTGATACTCTGTCTAAATCAATTAGAGAAGATGAGGGGTGATTTAATTCATTTAAAGCACCACCTTTTTTAATTATAGATTGATATTTTTCGTTTTCTCTTTTGAGAATAGTTTCAGGATAAATTCTACCATTTTTATTTGGTGTATCATATTTTTGCAAAACAGCATAAAGGATTATGTCCTTCGAAAAGTCCATATCCTTCATTTCTGTTATTATTTTTTTATTATCTTCTGGAGAAACGTGACCTGCGTCTTCTTCTATTAAATAACCTTTTACGCCAATATCATTAGGACCTAATATCTTCATTTATAGTGTTTATCCTATAAATACTTCGATATTCAAGTTATTTTTTTGTTTTGTGGAAATTGTAAAGATTTTTATCTGATAAACAATTGTTTATTATATTCTCAATTAAAATTTTAATATTGTTTTTAATTTGTTTTGATTTAACATCAAATGGCTTGTTCACAAATAATGTAATTTCTAAATTCATAAATGATTTTTTTTCAATCTTTATTCCTTTAGTTCTAATATCCAAGTCAACTATAGATTGAGGTTTAAAATATTCTGAATTTAAATCATAAATTAATTTTTTTATATCTCTTCTTGATTTAAAAATTAAATCATTAAAATCTTCAGTATCATTGTTTGGTTGGACCCAAGAATTTAATTTTAAGTAAATTGTTTTTAGATTTTTGTAGTCTACAGTACCGTATCCATTTTTCACATTATTGTATGTCCCTAAAGGAATATACTTTCCAGTTTTCATCAAATTTCATATATTTATAAAAATTTTTATGGTGTTATTAAAAAATAAATAAAATATTTTAAATAACAAAATTTTTATTAAAATTTATATAATTATATATATGATTATAATTGATGTAAACAAAGAAAAAAACATTGAATCGGCGTTAAAACTTTTAAAAAATAAAGTTCAAAAAACTAAATTAGTACAACAGTTAAAGTCGAGAAAAGAATACGTTAAACCGTCTGTGTCTAAAAGAAATACTGTTCAAAAGGCGATCTATATTCAAAAAATAAAAAATGGTCTTTAATCAAGACCATTTTTTAATTCTTTTAATCTATATAGATTGTATTTAGATATTGACATATCTAAAATTTCTTTTTTGACATTCTGTAATTTTTGAATGCTCTCTGAATCTAAAGTATTAGATAAAATAGATGTTATTTTTTCATCAACAGATTCTTTTAAATCTTTCATCCTTTTTTCTAATTCTTCGTTAGATAAATTTAGTATATTTTTTAGTTCTGTTTTTTGTTCTTCATTTAATGTTGAATTATACAACGTATTAAAATTATTCGTTAAAACAGCGTGTAACAAATTTTCATTATCGGTGAATACTTTGTTTTCAACAATACTTGTTTCTTTTTTTGTTAAAAGAAAATCAACTAATTTCTTTTTAGCTATAACCTTTTTATCAATATTAAATAAATTATCACTTTCAATTAATTGATCTAAAGAATTATATAATTCATTATCTTCGACTTCAATATTTTCGAATAACTTACTTAATTTTTTGTAAGTAGAATTAATATTATCGGATTTTCCTTTAATTGATTTACTTAACTCTTCTACATATAGTTTGGCTATTGATTCATCCTCAAAATATTTATTTTCAACATCTTCATATAATAAGAACAATTCTTTGAAGTTTTTATCTTCTTTAATTGTTGTTATTATTTTTTTTATTTCTTTTTTCTCATTTTTTTGATATGAATCCGTTAATGTTTTTAACATCTTCATTTTTAAACTTCCAAAATTTTTCATTTTTTAATCATTTATAATGTCTTTTAATTTATTTTCCATCTCATAAATATTCTCTTGAGCTTTATTGAAATCAAATAAGTCATTTAAATCTATATTTTTTTCACCCAAAATAGATGGTGTTTTAGGTTTTTTACTTTCACTTAACGGGGCTTCCCCTCCACCAGATGGTGGTGCTGGAGGTGGTGGGGGTGCACCTCCACCCATTTCCATACCTCCACCTGCGGGTGAACCACCAGAAGCCTCGATTTTCGCCCTTTCTTCTTCAGGTATTCCGTATTTCTTATCAACATCATCAAAAACACCTGATCTTTTTATAATATTTTGAGTATTAGTCAATTCAAAACCAACCGCACGTTCTAGTCTTTGTTGTTGAAGATCAAGGATCACTTCATTATCACTCATTCCTAAAATATTCTTTTTAGCCCAAGTATGTGAAACAGGTAAAATACCTATTTGAGACTGATCAGATGTTGCATCTTTATACAAAGTAATCTTTTCTTTCCATTGTTCAATTCGTAATAAATCGGATTGTGCAGATGGATTGGTTAATGATAAATTAAAATTATTTAATTCATCTTCTAAACCTAATAGATAAAGATGGATTAATGCAATTTTATTTAATTCTTGTATTAAAGATTTTTGTATTTTATTAATCGTTCTTGCAAATCTAATATCCATTAATGCAAGATTTTTACCATCACCAACAACTTCTTCAAAACCTAAAAACGCTTTTGGAATTCTTAATGCCGCTAACATCTTTTTTTGAATGTACTCAATATCAGCAATTTCACCTAAATTTTGAGCTCCAGGCAAAGTTTCAATTGGGTTAGTTTGGGTTACGTCTCTTACAGGTATAAAATAATCCTGATCAACAGCCATTTGATTATATCTCATATCAACTTGACCATTTTTTGGATCAGATACTGGTTGTCTTTTAAATTTATTGGCAACTCTTTGTACGTACGCTTCAATGTCTTTGTCATCCATATTACCAACAAAAACTTTAAA